AAACAAATATCTACTAACGTAGATATTAATACAGCGCGCGAGGAGACGGCGAAAAAACCGACCAAACACGAAGCCGATTTGGCACTGTTGGCAGAACATGGAATTGCCGGACAAATCGCTGAAGACTTTTTGACAATCCGCAAAGCAAAACGGCAGCCGCTGACAGAAACAGCTATGCGCCTAATTGCATCGGACGCGGAGAAATGCGGGATGACGGCAGCGCAAGCGGTTGAATACGCCATCGGCAACGGCTGGGGTAGTTTCCGCGCCGAATGGCTGAAAAATAAAACTTTCGGCAGGTCTGGGAATCATGGCGGCATGACACACAATCAAACCGCCGATGTGATGGACAACAAAAACTACGGCGACGCGCCGACGACTGATTTTTAGGGGTTTTGGAAATGGCTTTGAAAAGCGCATCTGATTTTTTGAAAAGCTACGGCGGCGCAAAAACCGAACAACGGCAATGCGCCGAGCATGGCGAATACACGTCAAAAAGCATTTTCCGCGGCGTGTGGACCGGCTGCCCTGTCTGTCAAAAACTGAAAGCGGCGGACGAGATGGCAGCATATGCGGAAACGCTGCGCCGCGAAGCGAAACGCGACGAACTGTCCAAACGAATCGGGCGATCAGGCATTGCAGAACGGTTTAAAAATTGCCAAATTGAAAATTATGCCGTCGATGATTCGGTACCGGGAATGGCAAGGGCAAAAGCCGCCGCCGCCGACTATGCGGAAAACTTCGAGGATGTTTTGCAGACCGGTCGGAACATGATTTTTTCGGGTAAGCGCGGCACAGGGAAAAACCATCTCGCCTGCGGTATCGCCCACAAAATCATCGGCGATGGGAAAAGCGCGATTGTCATCACGGTAGGCGATATGTTGCAGACGGTCAAAGACAGCTTTAACGGCGGCAGCGAAAAAGAGGCGGTCGGCGTGTTTGTGAAACCCGACTTACTGGTGTTGGATGAATTTGGCGCGGGCAACCTGTCTGAGACGGATGGTCGGATTTTGTTTTCGGTCATCAACGGGCGATATGAGCGGCTTATGCCGACGCTGGTGTTAACCAATCTGTCCCCTGAAGAGTTTAGGCAAAACGTTGATGCGCGTATCAGGGATAGGCTGCGTGATGGCGGTGGGAAATTAATACCGTTTGACTGGGGGAGTTATCGTGCGTGAAACCTGTTACCACTGCGTCCATGCGGACTTCAAGGCACTTTCGGAAACCGAACTGCGCGGTTTTGCGAAGTGCAGCAAGGCGCGAAATGCCGAAGAAAGGGCGACGTATTACCACGGCGGGCATGGCTGTCATCTGAAAGGATTTGAAGCCGCACCGGCGGCGACGATGGCAAAACGAAGTGAAATTTTTGAAAAATGGCGACGAAAGGAAAGTGAAAAATGAATTGGATTGAGTGGTTAGGTCTTGCAATGGCTTTTGGCGCGGTGCTTGGTGTTGTTATTCACGCCGCATCCCGCGCGCCGCTTGATGAGTTTGGTCGGAGGATTGAACGCGATGACGACTAAAAAATGTACCAGGTGCGGCGAAGAAAAGCCTTTGGATGGGTTCCCGCTTAGACGCGTTTTGCGTGCTGACGGTAGCCGCCCCTATGAATCTGTTTGCAAGCAATGCAGGAGCGAAGAAAACAAAGCCTATTACAGGGCAAAGAAAGCCAAGGAAGCGTTATTAAAGGCTGAACAAGGTGTTAACGAGCCGAATAGAATTTTGTCTATGCGCGAAGCGGCGCGAATGGCAAATCAGGCATTTCCGCTTTTAAGCCACGCCTACTGGGATGTTAAAGCGGCAATGCGGGCGCATGAAGAATTGGGGATAGCATGGTAGTTTTGAGTTTACCCTACCCCATCAGTACAAATCGATATTGGCGGACGTTCCGTAACCGTCAAATCGTCAGCAAGGAGGCGGTGGCATACAAGGCGCGGGTTGCCGCCATCGCCGCTGAAAACGGTATCAAGCCGACCGGCAAGACGGTAAGCCTGACGGTGCAGTTAATCCCAAAGGCGAACAAGGACGGGTCAGCGAGCAAAGTCTGCTTGGATTTGGACAACTGCCTAAAAGTCTGTTTGGACGCGTTACAGGGTGTCGCCTACGAAAACGACAATCAGGTCAGGCGTATTGTTGCCGAGTATGGTAGTGAGCCGGTTGCAGGTGGGGGGCTGGTGGTAAAGGTTGAGGAGTTGGAATGAGCCAAACCAAAGAGGAAAAGAAGCACCTTGAGCGCGTGGCCTCTCTCGGTTGTATCGTCTGCCGTAACAGCGGGCGGTACAACATACCGGCAGAGGTGCACCATATCCGAAACGGAGCAGGGATAGGGCGGAGAAACAGCCATTTTGAGACGATACCGCTATGCCCTGCCCATCATCGGACTGGTGGAGTGGGGATAGCCTTTCACGCCGCGCCGCGAACGTTTGAGAGCCTGTACGGAACGGAGCGAGAGTTATTGCAACAGGTTCGGGGATTATTAGAGGATGAATAGTCAGAAATTCAAAGCAACCGCCGATAACGCGGGCAACATCGTAACACTGTTTACTAACGAGCTTAAAAACTGGGTTAAGAATGGGGATTTAGAAATCACGATCCGACCTTACAAAGCCAAGCGAAGCCATGAGCAGAACAAAAGGCTTTGGGCGATTTATGGGGAATTAGCAGATAAGGCGTGGGTCAATGGCAGGCGGTACAGCGCGGAAACGTGGCACGAGTATTGCAAAGGCTACTTTCTGGGATTTGAGTTAAAGGCCATGCCGGACGGAAGCGAGCTTAAAACGCCCATCAGCACTACAAGGCTGAATGTGGCCGAGATGACAGAGTATCAAAACAATATCCAGTCATGGGCGGCGAACGAATTTAAAATCAGTTGGAGTATGTAGATGTACAGAAACGTGGAACAAGTCTTACGGGATGTTTATAAAATTCAAGGTGTGCGAATGGAGCCGTTAAACAACACGGCGTCCGTCTGCGCATGGTGCGAAAGCAAGGGCGTGATGGGCGGCGGTGGGGATTTGACGCAGGCCGAAACCCACGCGAACGCCGCGATGATTATCAGCCGTATTGAGCGCATATTGAACCGCTACGAGTTGGCGGCGGTAGAGTGTAAATACAGTGCGGATTTAAGCGGTATTATCGACCTGACGGCATACATCGAGGAGCAAAACAACGGCGTGAATCTGTTACTGTGTGATGCGATATTGTCTAATCTGTTCACGGAGCAGCCAAAGAAAACCGCCATCATGGATAAATACGATATTAATAAAATGACATTATGGCGACAGTTCCAAAAAGTCCGTGTGATTTTGGCGTGTATTGAAACATCGGCTTATCTGAAACTCTATGACGAGTTTAAACAATGTGGCATAATCTCATAACCCACATTACTACACAAAAAAGGATGAAAAATGAAGAATCTGATTCTTGCTGCCGTTGTCGCCGCTGGTTTGGCAGGTTGCGCGGCAGCGATTGAGCCAAGCCCGCAACAGTTGGCCGCCGCAACGTATCCAAGCCCGATGCCGCCTAGCCAGTTTGAGAAAGCAATCAAAGAATGGGCGGTTGATAATCTTGTTGACCCTGAGTCTGCGAATATCCGCAGCGTCGATACAACGCCGGCGCGTAAAGGTTGGATTGCAGTTTGCACGAAAACTGACCCATCAATGGGGAGTTGTGTTACGCGGATGTTCTACTTTGGGTATATCTTCAACGCGCGTATCAATGCAAAAAATCAACATGGCGGATATACCGGCTTCAAGGACTATGCGTTTATTGTGCGCGGTGACCAAATCAGTTACGGCGTGGAGACTGAAAAAATTTCTAATATGAAAATATTCTAACCTGTTGACGCGATGTTACCTTTTTGTTAGAATTATGCTATAGTTTGGAAATAGCTATATAAACCGCCTTTACAGGGCGGTTTTTTCGTTTCAGGTCGTCTGAATTTGAGCTTCTCCCCGTATGGGTAGCGGCGTTTGAATTTTCAGACCATCTGAACGCCTGAGATTTTGGGTTGGAGGGTTCTCCAGTTGGTCTCAGGTATCTATGGGCGTTTGCCGTAACGGGCAAAGGCTGAAAGGGTGCTTAAAGCACTAAGGAAGATGACGCGGACGCTTCCAATAAACAGGGGGTCGCGCCCCACTCTCCTTGTTGGTCTCTGTAAAAAAACGCGGAGCAAGTGAGACGCGTTTGCCCGGTCTGACGGTCGCCTGCCAAGACAGGCTGTAAAGCGGTTCTTGCACATAGCCCCTGCCGTTATCGGCATGGGGCTATCCCTTTTATATTTTGTCCATCAAACGGTTATATTTTGCCAGTAACTCAAGATAGGCGGCCGCGTATTGCGGAACGCCGATTTTGTGCCAGCGGCTGATAGCTGTCGTAGTGATGCCGAGTTTTTTTGCTAAGTCAGCCTGCGTAATTTTAGCGGCGGCGAGCAGGTTTAAAAAGTCTGTATTTTTAGCTTGCATAGTTGTATTAAGTATGATTTAATGTTGTTACTAGTATAACACGGGCAACGTATGAAAGCATTAAGTGTAAAGCAGCCGTTTGCGTTTCAGATTGCAAATGGTGAAAAGACTATTGAGCTGCGAAGCTGGCAGACTGATTACAGAGGCAAGCTACTGATTTGTGCGTCAAAATCTGAAAAAGATGTTTGGGTAAAATCATCAGAGGTTGGCGAGCATCGCCTGCCTGTCGGTGTGATGATGTGCGTCGTTGATTTAGTTGATATTAAAAAATGCTTTAATACGCCATATTACCAAAAGGCGTCTTGTTGCGATTATGTAGAGCATGGCATTTGGGGGTGGGTTTTAGAAAACCCGCGTGATGTGATGCTTAAGCCTGTAAATGGGCGATTGAGATTGTTTGACGTTGACGATGATTTAATTGAGTTTATGTCAGATGATGATGATTGGTTTGAGTATGCTGATAAGTTGGCAGATCAGTCAAAGGGCATTGGTAGTGCGAGCCTGATTTTAAATTATGATTAATGACCGCCGAAAGGCGGTTTTTTTGTGAGGTCTGATTATGGCTAAAAAAGTTAATGGTAGTGGTACTAGTTTTCGTGGTGGTACCGGTGGCGCAGCTGGCAATGCGCGCAAGCGTCAATTTGCACAAGCCCAAAACCGCAAGGCTTTGAGTGGTGGTGGTAAGGGCGGTTAACCATGTCTAATCTCCTGTTTGAGACAGTTAAGACGGCAAGCAGGATTTCGAACAAGTGCATTGTTTGTTTTTCGGGCGGCAAAGACAGCATCGTAACGCTGGATTTGTGCGCCCGTTACTTTAAGCATATTCATGTTGTGTTCATGTATTCCGTTCCCGGTTTGAGTTTCCAAGAGGCTAATTTGCGCTGGTACGAGGCGAGATACGGTATTGAAATTGAACGCATACCGCATTTTATGATTTCAGAGTGGATGCGGTACGGCTTATTCAGAAAAGGCGATTATTCAGTCCCTATTGTCAAGCCGTTGGATGTTTATCAGTATTTACGCTTGTCGTCCGATATGTGGTGGATTGCAGCCGGTGAGCGCATCGCCGATAGCATTGTCCGTCGAGCCATGATTAAAAACAGTGGCAGCATAGATGATAAACGTGGTCGAATTTACCCGGTGGCGCACTGGAATAAAGCGGAAGTGATGCGCTATATCCAGCATCATAAATTGAAGCTATCTCCTGAAAGCACCGTATTAGGGCATTCTTTCCGATCGCTTGAGCCGTCTGAAATGGCGTTACTCAAAAAACACTATCCAAGAGATTATGCAAAAGTGGCGGAGTGGTATCCATTTATTGAGGCTGCAGTCAGAAATTACGAGTTAAACCATGAAGAAAACATCATTGCAAAAGTTTGAAATGGTTACAGTTCTGCGTAGCCAGTTGCACGAACACCCGAAGAACCCGCGCGTAATCGCGGATGGCGCAAAGAAAAAACTGAAAGACAAGATGCGTCAGGTCGGATTAATTCAGCCTATTACGGTTAACAGGCGCGAAGATGGCACGATGTACATCTTAGGCGGCCATCAACGTTTAGGAGTGATGGATAGCTTAGAGAATTACAAAGACGGCAAAAACGATTATGAGCTTGATGTCGCACTGGTACATATCAGTGAACAGGAAGAGCTTGAAATGCTGGTATTCCTGAATAACCCGTCTGCACAAGGCGGATGGGACACGGAATTACTGGCAGAGCTAAACCAAGATTTCGGCGTTGATTTCGGCGATATGGGCTTTGATAAGCTTGATGTCGATTTACTGTTTGACGGCGACGCGCGTTTTAGCGAAATGTTCCAAGACAACACGGAAATATCGGAAACTAAAGATGCGCTGCGAGAGATTAAAGAACACCGCAAAGAGTCCGCCGAGAAATTGAAAGAGCGTAATAGTGCAGAGATATACACCGTTATCGTTTTCAAGGACGAGAAAGAAAAGGAAGAGTGTATGAAGCTGTTACATTACCCGAAATATGAACACTATATCAGCGGCAGCGCGGTAATTGAGGCGGTTGGGAAATGAGCGGGAAAAACAAAGGCGGAAGACCGCCGTTTACATTTAACGAAGAACAAATCGTCCAAATAGAGGCATTGGGTTCTGTTCTGTCTCTTGCGCAGTTGGCGGACTATTTTGGAATCGCCCTTAATACATTTCATGCGGCCTGTGAAAGACAACCCGAAGTTCTTGAGAGGTATAAAAGAGGGCAGGCAAAAGCTATTGGTTCTGTCGCTCAAAGTTTGTTGATGCAGGCGCGTGAAGGCAATTTGACGGCTGCGATTTTTTACCTGAAGACCCGTGCAGGATGGCGTGAGACGCAAGTGGTTGATAATGTATCTTCAGACGGTAGCATGACACCCAAAGCGAAAGAGATTGAGATGTCAAAAGAAGATTTACAGGGTGCATTGTCGGAAGCACTGAAAGAAATTGCGAAATGACATACACAGCTGCTCAAAGGCAAGAGGCGTTGCGCTTAGCGTCGCGGAACAATTTGTATTACTTTGCGCTGAATATGTTTTATGCACGTCGCGGCTATCCGTGGCTTGTTGCAAGACACCACGCCCTAATCTGCAATGCGCTTGAGCGTGTTTTTAACGGCGAAACAAAACGCCTGATTATCAACATTCCGCCGCGCTACTCGAAAACGGAAATCGCGGTTGTGAACTTCATCGCGTGGGCGATGGGGCGCGTGCCGGATTGTGAGTTTATCCATGCGAGTTATTCTGCTACGTTGGCGGTCAACAACTCAGTGCAAATCCGAAACTTGTTACAACATGAAGAGTATCGGGCGATATTCCCCGGGGTGGAGCTTGCAAGCGAGAGCAGTCATCACTGGAAGACGACCGCGGGCGGCGTGATGTACGCAACCGGTACGGGCGGCACGATTACAGGTTTCGGTGCGGGTAAACATCGGGAGGGATTCGGCGGCTGTTTCCCTGTTTGGCAGAAGGTTGTTACTGATTTAGGGGATGTTGATTTCTCTGAAATCCAACAATCTGAGAAGCAGGTTTGCGCATTGTCGTATAACGAACAGACAGGGCTGGCGGAATATCAGCCGATTGATACGTTTTGGATAAATCCTGAAAACGACATTTACAGTGTGATTCTTAGTGATGGCAGTGTATTTGAATGCACCGCCAATCACAAAGTGTTAACAGCAGATGGTTATAAGGAAGTAATCGACCTAACGGAAGATTCAACCCTTGTATCTCTTTCTAATGTATTTGATTTGGTAGATGGAAATTCCCAGCATATCAGCGATTTCAGCCCTGCTTATACTTCTGTCGTTGATAATCCTGATTTCTTCTGGCGAGTATTTCTTTTTATGCTGCCAGTTGGAATCAGGCAGGTGTTGCGTAACGCTTTGCCATGTTTCACGCGTTTTGATTTGCCGGATTACGCCGCCGCCGACCCCGAATCTTTTAGAGAGGGTTGCGGTGTCATCGGTGCTGGCAAATATGGCGAGAACGTCATTACGCGTAAGTTTTGCGCCGGGGCGTCGTTCGAGAAGCGGGAATGTTCCGTGCTTAATAGCATCTTGCATATTGTCGGATTTGCTACCATAGGCGAGATTCTCAAGTCTGTTGTCATGGGGGTTTCCGTTCAGGTGTCGGCATTCTTCGCCGATTCCACGCGGGCGGACGAATGTTTCCAAGACAAGCTGGTGAATATATTTTGTGACTATCTTCGACTGGAAAGAGATGTTCACCCTGAAATACCCTTTACTATCTTCGCTGGGCTTGAGGAATTTCTCAGGGATTTGATAAGGACTGCCCTTTCTGTTTATTGTTCGCGCATGGCTTTTCACTCTGCCGAAACTACTGACGGAGTAGATGCCTTCAAACCCTTTAATCGGAAGCCATTGTTCGTTGGTAAAGTCGCCCATGTAAGTAAAACCTTTTGCTTAGAGATTAGGAATAATCATAATTTTATTTTATCACAAAGTAAAGCTATTGTTTCTAATTGTATAATTATTGACGATCCACACAAGGCTGACGAAGCACGAAGCGAGGTTAGACGGCAGAACGTCATCGACTGGTTTCAAAACACGCTGGAATCTCGTAAAAACAGCCCTGAAACGCCGATTATCCTCATTATGCAACGGTTGCACGAGAATGACTTGGCAGGCTGGCTGCTTGATAGAGGCAACGGCGAAGAGTGGGAACACCTTTGCTTGCCAGCTATTCAAGACGACGGCACAGCGTTGTGGCCTGAAAAGCACGACATCGAGACGCTGCGACGAATGGAGCAAGCCGCGCCGTATGTGTTTGCCGGTCAGTATTTGCAACGCCCTGCCCCCCCCGCTGGCGGGACGTTTAAGCCTGACAATCTGCAATTTGTGAAAGCCCTGCCCGCTGGGAATATCCGATGGGTGCGCGGATGGGACTTGGCGTCCACTGCAAACGACGGCGACTACACGGCGGGCGGCAGGCTTGGCGTTACTGAAGACGGGCGGTACATCATCGCAAACATTGTACGCGGTCAGTATGGAGCAGACGAGCGAGATAGAATATTGCGCAACACGGCGCAAAAAGACGGCGTGAAAACGAAAGTATCCATCCCGCAAGACCCTGGTCAGGCAGGCAAATCGCAAACCCTGTATCTAACCCGTCAATTGGCGGGTTTTTCTGTATCTGCTAGTCCTGAATCGGGCGATAAGGTAACGCGCGCCGAACCGTTCGCCGCACAGGTCAACATCGGTAATGTGATGGTACTGGATGATGGTACATGGGACACAGATGCGCTGATTGCTGAGATGCGGATGTTTCCAAATGGTCAACACGACGACCAAATAGACTGTTTGAGCCGTGCGTTTGGCGAGCTACTGGACACCCGAACGGGCATGATTGATTACCTGCGTTCGCAGGTTGAGGCAAACAAATGAGTAAAAAGACACCTTTATCACAAGGCTTTATTGCCCGTGTGGCCGCTGGTGTCCGTTACGCCTTTACCGGCAACGCGGATGCTTGGATGGACGCGGGCGAGCCTTTAGCCCCTGTTGCACAACAGGCAGAGGGCCGGCGGTTCGATTATGAGCCGTTTTACAACGTTGGGCATTCCAAGCCGCGCGAACGTGAGGCAATAGGCTTTGCACAATTACGCGCCCTTGCCGATAACTACGACGTGTTACGGTTGGTCATCGAAAAACGTAAAGACCAAATGGAGGGCTTGAAGTGGACAATTCAAAAGCGCGATGTCGAGTCAACTAAGACCAACGAATCACAGCGCAAAGACCGAAAGGTCGATGAAGCCATTGCGTTCTTTCAGTCGCCTGACAAAGAGCATACATGGGTTGATTGGCTGCGTATCTTGTTGGAAGACCTGTTCGTCATTGACGCACCGTGTATCTACCCGCGTAAAACACTGGGCGGCGACTTGTACGCCCTTGAAGTGATAGACGGCGCAACGATTAAGCGCGTGTTGGACAATACAGGTCGCCTGCCATTGCCGCCTGATACGGCGTATCAGCAAATATTGCACGGCATGGCGGCGGTCGATTACACAGCGGACGAGTTGATTTACCGTTCCCGCAATAACCGCAGCTACAAGGTTTACGGCTATTCGCCCGTCGAGCAAATCATCATGACCGTGAACATTGCCCTAAAACGGCAGATTCACGCGCTGGAATACTACACGGCGGGTAGCGTCCCAGATGCGCTTGTCGGTGTGCCTGAAGCGTGGTCGGCTGACGAAATTCGGCGTTTCCAAGAATACTGGGACTTGTTGTTGTCAGGCGAGACGGCGGAACGGCGAAAAATGCGTTTTGTACCGGGCGAACTGTCCCGAAATTTCCACGAGACGAAGCAGCCGCCGTTAAAGGACGTTTACGACGAATGGCTGGCGCGTGTCGTCTGCTTTGCGTTTAGCATCGAACCTACCCCATTCGTGGCGCAGGTAAACCGAAGTGTAGCGGAAACGAGCCGCGAACAATCGTTGTCCGATGGTATGAGTAGCCTGAAGAACTGGGTAAAAGCCCTGATTGATGACGTGCTTGCCCGCTACATGGATATGGCGGCTTATGAGTTTGTTTGGAAGGAAGAGGAATCACTCAACCCGAAAGAACAGGCTGAAATCTACG